TTCCCATTTCCGCCTGTGCAACGCCATGTCGAGATCCGCCAAATGCGCCTGCGGCCTGAGCTTGAGCGCCCATATTGTTCATGCCGATCTGGGCGTTCCTCAGCGTGTCTTGCGCCGATGCGTCGATCACCTGTTGCGTGTACGGATTTTGATACTGACTGAGATCAGTTGTTGCCAACTGGCCAGCTTGAACCTGTTGTGGCGCATATCCCATCTCAAACGCCGCGCCCTGACCAGCGCCGTATATGCCCTGAGCCGCTGCTTGGTTTACGTTAGGGATTCCGCCTTGTGCTGATCCAGCCATAATTTATCCTTTGTACATTGCAAAACCGTTGCCCATTGAAACGTAGCCCTTTGGTGCTGGCTGCCAAGTCGGTTGGAAATTGGTCATTTGCGATCCAGAGTTAAAGCCACGCCCTAACTGGATAACACTTCCTTGCTTCGGCCCCGGAGCGACTACCGGCTCTGGTTGCGCGCCAGTGAATGGATCAACAAACATCTTGTCGTATTGGGCCACCTGCCCCGGCCTTCTTGTCTTTAACTCGGCCAACGCCTGATCAAATAAATCACCAGATGAGTAAGCCTGCAATCCACCAGCATAAGTATTGGCTTCTGGGGCCATGCCCTGCATCGCGGTCAATGATCCCTGTGGAACCATCCCAAAAGCCTCAGCAGCGCCAATGTTTGAATTGAATGCCGCATTCTGTGTTGGATTAAAGGCCGCAATATCTGGCCCGTAATAAGGCATATAACCAAGTTTTTGTGCCTGCTCTGCTCGGCCAATGTTTCTCTCGGCTGGCGCTTGAACCCAATCTGGTATGCCACTTGTTGTTGTCTCTTTTCCGCCTTTTCCTCCGCCGCTCATCTATATCTCCCGTTTAAGCGTTGTAAACTCAAATTCCCATTTAAGCTTATTTAAAACTTTTTCCCAGCCCTTGCGACCAGCTATCGTCATTGAAGAGCATCCGTTTGCTTTGGCAAACTCGGCAAATGAACCATCTAAGGCTGTAATTTGCTCAAGCGTACCACCTGCTAAGAAAACGTGAAACACTTTTTTACGCGGATACTCAATGATTTCAGTAATACAACAGCCATCATCAAGAGGCCAAAATTGATACCGATAACTAAGAACGCCAAGAACAATATCATCGAAAATATGTGTACCGCCGCTATATACAAGAGCGTCGTCGATGTACTGCCTACATCTAACCAGTTCTTCAGTGACATTCATGGAACATATAGTTCTGCCACAGATAGCGTAACAGACGGCGATGCTGGGCTAAATGCCGTAGCAGCGGTCGTCGATAACGATCCACTTGTACTGTCTACGGCAAACATAGACTGCAAATAGTCGCCAGCATTGACATCAAAAACGCCAGATCTGCTTACTATTTTCTTTTGCCCATTGTTATGCAACGTAGTCACCATTGTTGAGTTCGCCACGTTAGTGCCATTTATTCTAGGCCAAAAGTAAAAAGTTACAGTGCTGCCAGACGTAGACGTAATCTCGGCACTAAAGTTTAGTTTATATACTCCAGCCCTAGCGAACACAATCTTGCTGGCGTCTGCGCCATCAATGGATACATTATGCGAATATGCGCTTGTGTTAAAAGTAATTGCTGTGGCTGTATCGGCCCCAGATGCAGTTTGGTCTGTAAAATCTACAAAAGATCCGTATGAGTTCTCGCCGTATGGAATAGGCTGAAATGCGCCGCTAACAGACAAAACCATGTGGCCTTTTTCACGATCCCACATCATCACGCCGTCTTCGGCAGCAGAATCATTAGAAGTTAAAAAACGTAATACGCCCCTAGTCCTCTGTAGAAAAGCGTTAAGCCTCTCGGCCCATGTATTCCACTGCCCTAACGGACTTGGCGGAATCAACGCTTACCTCCTGCCTTTGCCTCAATACGCATAATACCAGCCCTCCAATCGGCATTCCTAGCCGCGTCTATGCGTATTCTAACCTGTCGCCCAGTAAACCGCACACTGGTTGGATTTGCGGTCGAGTACGGGCCAAATGACGTCTCTGCGGCATTGGGATAGAACCTAGTCTTAAACGTAACCGTCACGTCGCCCTGTGTGCCTTCATCGGGGATGAGACTGGTCACCTTCATGACTTGATCCCCAGCTCCTAGACTAATTGGCCCACTCTCAGCAAATGGCGTGTAAGTCCCGTGGCCAACAGCAGGATCTTGCTCGTGATCAAATAAGTTACCACTTGCATCCGACCAAATTGGATTGTCATATACGCCAAGATCAACACCGCAAGTCCTGTCTATATCCCCAACTTCCCAATGATTCTCTCGGTAATCGTAAGTTACATATTTGTTATTCTCTAACGAGTCGGTGCTTGGATAGAACCACCAAATCTCGCCAAATGAGCTGTTATGTACCGCGTATGCCTTAGTAATTTGATTGTAATTAATATTGCCAAATACATAATCTGAAACTTCGCATTGCAGCTCTTTGGCGGCAGATCCATCAAAAACATAGAATGCTTTAGCCCCAAGCCAGAATGCGCCCTCATCAACGGCAGCAATTGCCTTTCTTGCGATTAATCCGGTCGCCGTGCCAACTCGCTCAAATCCAAACACGAAAGGTGGGCCTTGATACGTTGCAATGTGTGCGTCTGTGTCGGTAACGATTAATGTCCTGCCTCGGACTCTAATGGCAGCCATAATTTGGCCACTGGTCTGTAATTCTATATCACCAGCCTCATTTGTTGCGGCTGGAGTCCATGATGTATTGTTTTCTTTATCGCACCACTGTACTTTTCTTGGATTGCCTCCTGCGCCTAAAGCAAAAAGAAACCGCTCTTCGGTGACTATTAGGCCAAGGTTATCAACTGGCGCATTGGCAATAACCGCAGCCTTAACCGCAGGATCGAGATGCCATTCATACAACTTTCCGTCGTCAGACGTGCAACCAACAAGATACTCGCCCCAGTTATCCAAAGACCACGTTGTGGCCTCTTGGAATACGCCAGTGTTTGGCCTTGTCACTCCATAAAATCCAGTATTAAAGAGCGCTCCGCCATAGGCAATGTTTACTGCCGCGTCTTCGTTCCCTGCCGAGAATCCTACCGGCGTGATGTCAGTAGATGTGCCTGATGCGTTTACATAAAATAGTTTATTGTATGTTCCAGCGGCAATTTGAGTGCCATCTGAGTTATCACGCCAAGCGTGTAATCCTCTAGGCGCAGAATCAAATGCTGAGGATACTCTAGTGGTGAAGCCACCAACAGGGCGCATGGATCCGTTATGCCAACGAATCAAGCTAGCATCACGCCATCTGTTTGATTGCTCATATTCTGTGCCGTTTTTCATAATGCCCGGCGGCAATTTCAACGGGATAAGCGCCATGCTAGTTCCTTATTTTAAATGATATTTTGGCCTTTCGTGCCACAAATTAGACAATAATGAGTAGCGCGCCCCAGATGTCACTTTAGTAACTCTATGTTGTTTTTTTGGATCAAAAACAATTAATCTATTAGGTACAGGCTCAATTCTTTCTACCTCATCGTTTCTATTTTTTATCTCTAAATACCCGCCATCTGGTAATGATCGATGCGCGTAGTAAATAAAAGCATTATCTGCGGTTCTTATTTCGCCTTTTTGAATTAAAATTTCTTCTTCATCTTTTGGGACGCCATTCATTAAATCTGTATCATAATGAAAGTCTAATTCTTGATGCCCATCCGCAGTCAAATGATGCGCCCAATACTCCCATCCATCAATATTTTGTTTTATGCCAACAACATCATGCCAAACAAGTTTAGATAACTCCTCAATAGGATTTGATGGATCCTTATTGCGATCACACCATGTCATTTGTAAGCCATTTATCATTTTGGCCCAAAAACTGTCTTTTGTAAGATCTAATCTTAAATTGCTATTTGGCAAAAAATCATCAAATATAATCATTTAAATTGTGGCCCACAAATCCAAGTAACAATGCTGTTTCTGACACCTGCAGTGACCGGCTCAACGCCGTGCAATATAAAGCTAGGGAAGGCAATGACAGTTCCTTTTTCTTGATGTGGATATATTTTGTTTGGGCCTATTTGTATATAAAATTTGCCGCCTTCAAAATCATCATTTAGGAAAGCTAAAACAGTTAATTTTCTAACTGATTCTTCACCTAAGTCAAAACTTAAATCACAATGAGATTGGTAATGGCCATTTTCGTCATAACTTAAATATTCACTTTGGTTGCTGTGATCAACATCAAAATTCCATGCATTTTTATTAAAATTTAGCCCCATTCCAGTAAGCGTTGCTCCGATGCCAACATCATGCGGTATTACTATTTTTTGTACATCCCTTATGATTGTATTTACAACACCAGAACCATTTCCTTCTCCAACTTCAGCCGAACACAATTCATATTGATTAAATTTTTCAATCATAGCGTCACATGACAGTTTTGATATCGCATTGTTTTGATACCAATACAACACTTGATTGTCATCTTTTATATATTGCGATAGGTTTGGTCTTTTATCGTACTTCCACTCCGCGTGTGGGCCTTCCTGATCAACGTAATGCAGAAAAACCTGCGCCTGCCACTCACCAAGAAACTCATCCCTCCAATGCGGCTGCTCACATCCTTTGTAAATTACAGCGTCTCCAACCTCCATACGAACAATGTCTACGTTTTTCGCGTAATAGTTTGTATCCTCTTGGCCGGAAATTTTAAGATCACCAACCATGCCTTGATCCGCAACGAACAAAGGCCACACTGCGTTATCAAATCCAAGAGTAACTGTTGCGCTGTATTCACACGATTCTCTATCTGTATGGCATAGCAATTCTTCGCCTTTTTGATATAACCGAGCATAAGCATAAGTTGGAAATAGCTTTTTACCTGTTGACTCTTCTATTTTTGGTAAAAATGCCTCTAACAAAGATTCTAAATTTGGATGATGATAAACAGAATAACTGTCTGGACATTGGTCGTCTTTTATTGCGACATTATCATTAACAGATTCTTGTAAAAATTTAGTTAATACTTCGCAAGTTTCTTGTGAAACAGCATTTTTTAAATGTTTTATGTCAGCCATATAAAATATCTAGGATCTCATCAATAGGTTGTAAGAATGCTAATTGAATAGCGTTTCGCGCTATTTTTTTATTATAACGTATTAGCTCTTTATCCCTAAACCTATCTTCTTTCATATTTTGCTCAAAGCTCTCATTTGGCAATACTGAATGGGCCTTGGCGGTATTAAGTATCCACACGTCCTTCTCTTGAGCTGTAAACCTAAACTTAACGTCCAAGTTCTTAGCGTCAACATTGTAGTAGGTGTTTCCGTTATCCATAGTCAAGCGATCATCGATGATGTATTCCCCATCCCAAAAAGACGTCACTTCATCGCCCGTCTTATCGTAAAAATTGATAATCGTTTTCTCATTTGTATGAATGTGCGGCGTTAATAAACTAATCTGCGTCAGCGCAGACTTGTACAGGTATGGTTTTAATTTTGGAAATATATCAATGAATTGATCGACTTCATTGAGGCGCCACCTAACAATACTCGGAGACTTAGAGATCCGTAGCTTCCCGTAGGACTCTATCGGATCTCTTTTTTCATCTAAAAGCTCTGGATACGCAACATTAAGTTTTTTAGCATAAACAATTGTCATGAACCATTAGATAAATTTAATGCCATAACATTGTTCAATTGCGACAACGGTTGCATCTGCTGCGCTAACTTTAATTTGAGTTGGATTGTTAATTGTTTTTCCGTTAAGTGTCATTGATCCATGAACAAACATTAATTTTGTGCCAACTGGTAGCGTTACTGAAGATCCAGCAGATAGCTCCCATTTTTCACAGTCAGGAAGATAATTTCTATTTTCCTCTGCGGCAACACACCAACACACAGGATTATTTACTGGCGTTTGGTTGCACGTTCCATGAAGCTCCATTTGATCCGGCCCGATCCAATCACCAGCTTGATAATCCGGTAACGTTGTTCCGTCGGCAAATGTATTGTTGATCATTTGCCCTTCGGTAAACAAGTTATGCCACTTTCTTCCCTCTGGATATGTAGCAACATATGGCTCTCCAGACGTCCAACTGTTTTTATAGACAACATATCCAAACGCTCTATATGGCTTGATTTGCATTTAAACCTCCTCGCTATCTGTTTCGTCTGTGCTAGTGGTAATATCAGCAACATTTTTTGTTGAGGAGGTATTAACTAATCCAGTAAGAACTGCTTTTTTTTCAGTATTAGAGCTGTAAGACGCATTCCTAATTATTTCGTCGCACATCCCAATTCCGCATCTTGCTAACTCAGTCATAATTTCATCCGATGTATTAGCGTCAGGCCACATATTAGCTGGCTGATAAGCATATTTATTATAATCGTCAGGATTGTTTGTTGGCGTGGTATCTGAGGAAAATCCAGCAACAATTGTTCCTGACTCTTCATCAAATTCGTAAACTTTAACTGTTATTGTATTCATATCGACCTCAAATAATTAAATTAAGAAACATTACCTTGTCTTGTTCCAGTAGCAGCCCAAGTGACCAATGGATTCCCAACTAAATAAGATCCTTTTGCGCCGCCTCCACCACCAGTTCTTGATGGGAGTCCAAACGGATAAGGATAAATAGGCCAATATCCTGTTCCTCCGCCTCCACCATTTGCTCCTCGTCCACCACCAGCGCCACCAGCTCCAGAATTTGTAGAACCACCGCCGCCAGCTCCGCCTCCACTTACAGTGCCTGCTGATCCTGCCGCACCAGAGCCGCCGGGCTGTGGTTGACCAGCCCCTCCACTACCAGCGGTATAACCAGCTCCACCGCCACCACCACCGCCACCATAATTTGTTTGTGGGCGACTGGCACTTTTCGGTGGAGAAGAGCCAAAGACTGCTCCGGGGCCGCCAGAACCGCCGCCACCGCCTCCACTAGCAATTGTTCCATTGTTGGTAATTGTGGTTGCTTTAGCAACGTAAACAGCGTTGCCGGCGCCGCCACCAGCTCCCCTACTTGCCCCACCATTACCACCTCGGCCTATGATAACGCCGTTGTTAACAATAGATATTGAGTCTTCTGCATGAAAAGCGCTTGGAATAGATAAGGCATAAGTTCCTGTAGAAGTTGATCCTACATTAACGCCAGAATTAATTGTTAATGTTATATCACTTGTTCCAGCAGAATAAGATCCGCCTCTGTTTGTGTATAAATCATAATTTTGCGTACTGCTTGCGATAGCTAACGCAATAGCCACACGGTTAGCAGCGTTATAAAATCCGCCGACGTTAAGCGCCCCAGATGCAGCGACAGCAGAATTCCCAGCAGAATCTGGAACTATCCCACCGCCTCGGTAAAACTCACTCATCGAGTGAGGCGCACTATCGCCAAACTCAGTAGCAATAGTCGTCAGCGCTAATGTGCCTGATGCTGGTAACGCCATTATCGATCTCCCTTAAATTGTGCCAAACGCAGTTACATCGCCGACTACTGTTAAGTTCCCACTAGCGTCTAGCTTCATTTTTACTGT